TCCTTGATTTATAATTTTTGGGTGAGATCTAATTTAAACATGTGTACAGAATATATCAAGCAATCTTTTATAAATTGTTTTCTTGACACGTAATTCATGTTATGAAAGGGACAGAAAAAAGAATGAAATATTATAATTTGTCAGAAAACATAATAGCTTGTGATAATTTTTTGCCACAACAAAAAGTCGATGAACTTTATGCAGATTTACTTAATAGTAGGAGTCTTTTTAAAGTTCCTTCTTGGTCTTCTAGTAATACTACTAGCACTACTGAATTATTTAGTGAAAAATGCGGAGGATTAGATTTTTGGTTACAAAATAAAACAGAGCAAAATAATGATAATTTTATTGAAAGTCTTCATAAATGGTTTCTTCATCAAGGTTTGTTTTATCATATAAAAAATAAAACATCGCAAGTTTACGAATTTTTAGAAAGAGATTTAATATGGAATATACATGTAATTAGTTATAATAATGGTGGTTATTATAATTGGCACAGAGATAATCCAAATAAAAATATTTTTACTTTTAATTTAATTTTAAATAAAGGTGATACTTTAAAAGGAGGCAATATGCTTTTTTATGATAAAAAAATTATAGAAGTTGAAAACAAAAATAATTTTATGATGGTATTTCCCTCTTACATACCACATGCAATAACTCCTTTATTTTCTGAAAATAAACAAGATGTTCCTTTTTTAGAACAGAGATTTAGTATTCAATTTTGGATTAGCTTACGATGAAGTCTCAAACAAATATGTTCGGAAGAATTGTTAAAAGATATGATATGCCTTTAGATGCTATAGATGATTTAAATACTAGATATGAAGAGCATAAAGAGAAATTAAATTCCTTTGGTCCAAGATTAGCTGGAAGATTAGATTCGGAGTTAGAGTTTACGCATCACATTGGAAAAACAAAAATAGCTAAACACATAGTAGATTGCATGAATGATTATATTGAAACATTAGATAAAATAAATTTGTTTAAAGGAGATAAAAAATTAGAAATTTTAAGTTGTTGGATAAATGATATGGTAGAAGGTGAGTATAATCCTCCTCACACTCATCACGATAACACTGGTTGGTCTAGCGTGATGTTTTTAAAAATTCCAGAATTTATTAATGATGCTAGAGATCCACATAAATTTAGAGACGGACAGCTAGGTTTTACAGATGTTAATGGTACGAATATGACGTGGATGGAACCTGAGATAGGACATTTTTATATATTTGAAGCACGGCATCAACATTGTGTTATGCCTTTTAAAACAAAAATAAAAGGAGAAATTAGAAGGTCTATGTCTTTTAATTTTATACAAAAGCATGAGTGATATATACGAAATAAAAAACGTGCTTAATGCATATGAAATAAAAAATATTTACAATGAATTACTTGAACATAATTGGAAAATTAACACTCCTTATGGAAGTGTAAGTATTTATCATCCTACTTTTAAAGTTTCTTTTGATGACTCAATTTTTAATCCGTATTGGTATGGATTTTTTTCTGGTTTGGTTGCATCAGTCAATAGTCATTTACAAAGAGAACAAGGTTTTGAATTAGGGTTTTACAAAATAAAATCTATTTCGTTAAATGCTCAACAAAAAAGTGATAAGTTTCAATTTCATGATCACAGAGAATGTGCACACACTTTAGTTGGTTTTTTAACACCTGAGTGGGACAGTAGCTGGGGCGGTAGTCTACAAGTAAAAGATACTACTATTAATTTTTCTCCTGGTAATTTTGTTTTATTTTCAGGTAACGACTTGCATGATGCAATGCCTGTTAAAGTAGATTTACCTTTTTGGAGAATATCCGTAGGGATATTTATTGATTAATATGTTTACAAAAAAAATTACTTTCTGTGCTACACAAAAAGACATGGTTAATGTATGGCCAAATCCAAAACCAGCTAATAGATTTGTTGAGGATGCCTATAAAAAACTTGAAAGGTTTGAAAATAAAAATTTACACAATGCAACAGTTAAAACATGCGTTCCTTTTTTAGATTCAATGAGGGCGGGTTATATAATACCTTTTGATCAAGATTATCTTGTTGATCCTGTTGAAAATGACTTTAGTGTTACTCCAGCAAACAGAGAAGAAGGTAACTTTGGTTTTCACACCAAAGCTCAACTTCCAAAAGAGTGGCACAAGACGACAGGGGAAAATGCTGGAAAATTTATAAACAAATGGTTAATAAAAACTCCTCCTGGATATAGCTGTTTATTTATACATCCAATGAACAGGTTAGAAGAAAGATGGAAAATTATTGAAGGCATAGTAGATACTGATACGTATATTAATGTAATCAACTTTCCTTTTATTTTAAAAAAAAGAGATGAACAGTTTTTAATAAAAAAAGGTGAACCCATGGTGCAAATAATTCCATTTAAACGTGAATCATGGAAAATGTGGTCAGGCTTTTATTTTGAAAAACTTCATGCAAAAACTATGAATATTTTAGGTAGTGAATGGGTTGATAGATACAAAAAACATTTTTGGAGTAAAAAATCTTTTAAATAATGTATATAAAAGCAAATATTGATGATTGTGCTATTATTATAAATGACTTTTTGCCTAACGATTTATTTAAAGCAATAACTTCTTTAAACCTTAAAGCTGATCAGGACTCTTACAACACATGGCATAAAGATCTTTATAAAGATAAAGACAACTCAATAACCATGAAGAGTGTAAATCATACAAAACCAATAGCATATATAACGGAAGGTAAAATTGAAACTGATATACAAATATTAAATGATTTTTGCAAAATATTAATAAGTTGTCCTTTTATTCCTTTTAAAAAAAAATCAAGTATTAATATTACTCAGTTTGAATATGATAAATTTTCAGGGATAAATTGGCATAATGATGATGGGTATACAATAAATTATTCTTTTTATATGCATGATACTTGGAATGATAATTGGGGTGGTGAAACTTTAATTGATACAAATAGAGGACTGCCTTTAGTTTCTTATCCTTATCCAAATACTTTATTAACAATTAAAAATAACATTCAACATAAAGTATGTCCCGTTACAGGACCTAAAAAAAGAAAAGTGTTACAAATAAGAGGTATTTTTTACGAATAATGTGGGTCGTAGTCTCGCCAAGTTTTACCTACGGCATTTGTTGTGCCATTTGCAGCATCAGCATCAACAGCAACTTCATAATCAATTAAAGCTTCTTCTATTTGAAGTTGTCTAGTCTCTCCCCAACTTAATAAAGCAGCTATAGTAGTTGTGCCTACTGCATCACTTGTAGCAGATAAAGCTGTGTTACCCGTCATCATTCCGTTAGCATCTTTATTTTGTATTTCATTTGGTCCATGACTATTCCAAACTACATAATGAATTGTGCTTGGTAACCAAGAATTATTCCAGTTTTTACCTTTGTCCGCCCACTCAATGTGAAAACCATCATCAATATTTATTGACTCATTGTTTGCGATTGTTATTTGTGTTGCCATCAATATCTCCTAATGCTTTATAATATAGTTAACCACCACAAAAGGTGAAAATGAATTTGTTCCTGCCGCTGTAACAGCCCCAGTTAAACTTGTTGTAATATTACCTGTTAAAGTACCTGATAAAGTATGTGAGTGGTTATGACCAGTTCCTGATCCAGTATTTTGAAGACACGCATTTATTTGGTTTCGGTTTCCACCTTGACCCGCATCGGGGTTAGGAGCGAAAATACAAATCCTGCCTACACCACCTTTAGGTTGATCTTGAGTAGCATTACCATTTGCACAGTGTGAGTGTGATGCTAATTGAGCTGTTGTTAAAGACGTATTAGAAATACTACCTGTAATAGTTACCGATTGGTTTGTAGCATTTGTAGCAGCTTGGTTGTTCGTCACTGCAACAGTAACGGTATTTGCACCACCAGTACCTGCTAAGTTATATGTATTACCATCATAACCTTGTGGCATTTTACCTTGTAACTGAGGAACGTTGAACGTTGTAGAACCATCACCAGATCCATAAGTTGTAGAAATTACAGCAAATAAATCTGCATAAGTTGATCTTGATACGGCAGCACCATTACATAATAAATATCCATCTGGAGCTGTAGTTTTAGTCCAAGGCTTAATTGCGCCTACTTCACTTCTGTTTACTATATCTTGTAAGTTAGCCATTAGTCGTTATATTTCAACCTCCATCCATTG